AGGTCCGCATCGGATTCGGCCAAGATCCGGGGCAGGCCGGCAAGAGCCAGGCGCTTCACTTGGTGCGTGCGCTCAGCGGCTTCACCGCAATTCCAACCTCGGAGAGTGGCGACAAGCTAACCAGGTTCGGGCCATTCAGTTCGCAGTGCCGCGCCGGCAATGTGAAGATCCGGCGGGGATCGTGGAACGAAGAGCTGTTGCGCGTCCTCGAAGGCTTCCCCGAACTTGCCCATGACGACGAGGTCGATGCCTGCAGCGGAGCCTTGGAAATGCTCAATCCCCAAATGAAAAGCTGGGGCATCTATGAACTCTATCGGCAAAAGGCCGAGGCGCTCCGTGCCGAGACGGAGCGAGGTGAGGCGACACCCAGCAAAACCAATTGGGCCCCTGGCTCGATGGAATGGCAAGCCGAGCAGGACAAATCGAGCTGAGGAACGGCTTCCGAAAGGCAAGCATGACGATCAGTCGATTCGACCGCACAGTTCCTGGACTGGTACAAAAGGCTCTTTCCGGGCGCCCGCATACTACGGCCGGCGACAAGCGCAGCTCGCCGAGCCTCAGCGATCAGGTCCTTGCCCTGGCAAGCGGCAAGACGCAGCAAGAAATTGCCGCTGCATGTAAGGGGGCTCGCCCCAACCATGTCGGCGCCGCCATTTCCAGGCACAAGCGGGCGGGCCGCATCGAAGAGCGCGACGGGAAGCTCTACGCCACGCAGTCGAGGGGGACGGAGCAACGCCCGCGATCTGACACCGGGATGAATTAGATCGCCGGCCGACGCGAAAGGGGCTGCGGAATGGACGGGATCATCTTGGGAGATACGCTAGATTCCTTTCGACAGAAACGCTTCCTAACCGCGGAACGACGCGCAAAAGGATCAGAATTAGCCGCCGTTTCCGCCGTTCTCTTGACTACGCTCCCGCCTCGGGTCGCCCGATGAGGCTAGGCTTGCCGGCGGGTCACCGAAGGCCGGCGAAACCGATCTAGCGCAGCTTTTCGTTCAGGTGGGACGGAGAGTTCGAATCCGGCTTCCTCCAGCAGCCAGTCTGTCTCAGCAGTGAACCCTGAGGCTATAGGCGAAAAGCCCCGCACTTTGGCGGCGGTCTGCGGGTGGCTGGGGACGTGAGAAGGGACGCGCAGGCTGCGAACCGGGACTCCTTCGCCCTTTCTCTCTGACGGGCATTGATGCAGTCCCACCTCCCGAAAGTTCTGACCGTTTGCAAACGACGCGCGGCCGCGGTGGGGCCGCGGCCTGGGGCATATCTGTCCGGAGTTGCGGTTTAGCCTGCGAGCAGTTTCTGCTGCTCCGTCCAGTCCAGCGGCAGATCGAGTTCGGTCAGCCGCGTCGCAGTGAGCGCGACGGGTTGCCGGCCCTGCAAGATCGCCTCGATCAGCTCCGGGCTCAAGAAGGCGAGGCCAATGAGACGGCGAATGTAGCGCCGGGAAATGCCGTCACGCTTGGCCAACTCCTGGAGCGATCGGGCGCGGCCGCTGACGAGCTCCTCAAACCACGCGCGCCCCCGCGCAATCGCCTTGATCAGCGCCGGATCACATCTCGAGCTGTGCTTCTGCGGCGCTAATCCGGGCAGAACCAATTTGGTTTCGGCACCGCGCCGCGTGAAGGCGGCTGTCGCCGTCAGCTCGACGGCGCTGTCACTTGCGGCCTCCGATGCGGATGACGCGACATCCTCGCCCAACAGAAGGCCGCGCCGCAGCTTGATGATGATCGTCTTCTCATCGACGATGATCTTCTCGACGAGCTCGCGAACGAGCTTTGCTCGTTCCCCCGGTGAGCCACCGAGCGCTGCTGCCATACGGGCCGCCCGACTGAGCAGTTTCCGAACCTGGTCGCTCGGCATGCCGGCTGCGCCAAACCGCTCGACCAAGCTCGCCGGGCTGGTCAGCGCGTCGGCCAGGATCCTGATCACCGCCTCCTCGATCTCCCTGGCGGCGAGCCGCCAGCCTTCGCGATCCGTTCCGGCATCGGTGATCAGTGCAGCGGAGACGTAGTAGCGATAGCGTCGGCCCTTCTTGACGGCGTGTGATGGCGTGAGCCGCTCCCCCCGAGCATCGACCAGCAGGCCGGCCAGCAAGCTCGGCTCGGCGGCTTTAGCCCTGCGCCGATGGTTGCTCGTATTGGCTGCGAGCTGGTCCCGAACAGTGGACCAGCTCTCATCGTCGATCAGGGCCGCCTGCTGACCGGGGTGGAGTTCACCCTTGTGAGCTATGTGGCCGGTGTAAATTGGGTTCGAGAGCAGTGTGTAGAGATGACCGCGCGAGAAGGGTTTGCCGCCGCGCTCGGTGCCATTCGTTGTCGTGCTGCATTTCGTCCGAAGCCCGAGACGGTCGGCCTCCTCCTTGACCCGGCGCACGCAGCCGAGCTCACGATAGAGAGCGAAGACGCGGCGTACCGTCTCGGCCTCGGCAGGGTTGATGACGAGCGTGCGCTCGTTGGCGTCATAGCCCAGCGGCACATTGCCGCCCATCCACATGCCCTTTTTCTTTGAGGCGGCGATCTTGTCGCGGATGCGTTCACCGGTGACCTCGCGCTCGAACTGGGCAAAGGACAACAGCACGTTGAGCGTCAGGCGCCCCATCGAGCTCGTCGTGTTGAATTGCTGCGTCACCGAAACGAACGACACACCCTGTGCGTCGAAGAGCTCGACCAGCCGGGCAAAATCGGCGAGCGAGCGGGTCAGCCGGTCGACCTTGTACACGACCACGATATCGATTCGGCCCGCCCGGATATCGGTGAGCAGGCGTTGCGCCGCGGGTCGCTCGAGATTGCCGCCCGAGAACCCGCCATCGTCATAGCGGTTTCTCGCCAACAGCCAACCCTCGTGCTGCTGGCTGCGAATGTAGGCCTCGCAGGCTTCGCGCTGCGCCGCGAGCGAATTGAATTCCTGCTCGAGCCCTTCCTCGGAGGATTTGCGGGTGTAGATCGCGCAACGTCTGCGGCTCGCGTCAGCTCGCGGCATCGCCGTCCTCTCCGGCTGAACGTGGTCCCCGCGAGGGCCTGAGAGCAGCGGTGCGGTTCGGCTTCAATCCGAAGAAGAGCGGTCCCGACCACGCTGTGCCGGTGATCTTTCCCGCGAGGGCGGAAAGCGAGCGGTAACTCGTGCCCTGCCAAGAGAAGCCGTCATCGAGCACCAGTACATCATAGGTTCGACCCTGCCATTCTCGAACCAGCCGAGTTCCAGGCTTCAGCTCGGGACGAGGACGTATCCGCACCTCTTGGCTCCCGTTGAGCTGCTGAGCAAATTGACGGAGCTGACGCTGCCGCTCCGGGCGGAGGCCGCCGAGAGCGACCTCCTGCATCCGGTATGCGACAGCTCGCAGCAGCAGTTCGCGGCTGAGGTACGGCGACGCCTCCGCTTTGTAGAGAACGCGCCACTGCTGCCGAAGCTCGCCGAGGCCGAGCTTGGGGAGGCGCAAGAGCGCCTCCCGGCAAGCCGTTGCATCGTGGATCGCGCGCCTCATGCCGGCTCCGGGGCGGCGATGCGATAGACCCGGCCGCGCTCCTCCGTCGCTGAGGCGAGGGTCAGCCCAAGCTTCTTCTTCAGAGTTCCGGAGAAGAGCCCCCGGACCGTGTGCCGCTGCCAACCCATCACGCTCGCGACTTCGTCGACGGTCGCGCCCTCGGGTCGTTGCAGCATCGCGATCACCGCCTCCTGCTTTGACGGGCGCTTTGTGTCGGACGGTTGGTCCGGGTCCGGCAAGGCCTCGATCGCCGACCACAGCTGATCGATCAGCGTATCGCGGTCACCGACCTTCGTCTGCTTCTCGACACCCGGGAGCGCGTTCCACAGCGCCAGCAGGCGTTTGCCGCTGAGCCGGGCGGCGTGCAACTCCTCCCTTGAGGCAACAGCAACTTCGCCCTTGTTCACGGTGGCCGGAGGCTCGCGGCACAGGGTGATTCCGTCATTGCCAATGATGTAGATGCGCATCGGTGGGGTCTCCTGATTGACCTGCGCGGTTGCGCCGGTGACCCCACTCACGCTCTCTTCAGCGGTCAAAGCCAGTCTATTCGGGATAATGTCATGGCGTTGTTTGGCGCAATCCGAGCATGGAATTGCTCGGCCGCGAACTTGGCACGCACTGGGCGGATTTCGGCAATGTGGAACCGAATCCCAATAGAACGATGCCCTGGTCAGGTCGGCGTCTGCTATCCACTCGACTGCTGACCAGGGCTCAGTGGTAACATTGGTCTCACTTTGGTAGAGTCGAGATGTGGCGCGGTTGCGGTAGGCTGAGCATATCGGTTTCCGCCCCTTTCGTCTGGCGGTGCCTCACTGGTTCAGCCTTGGCTCCGTTTCCACACCCCGCTCATCGAACCGGACGTGCAGATTTCCCGCATCCGGCTCTCGGACAAGACCTCACGCCTTCGCCCACGGCTCGCTGCGCCCACGCGCGGTCAGGCGAACGAGACCGTAATGCCCGTAGAGGTGCGAGAGTGGATAAGTCCCGCCCTTGCGTCGCCTGACCTTGTGCTTGTAGCGCAACCACCGGCGCAACCGCACTGCTGTGTAGTTGTCGAGCGCCCGATACGCTTTAGTGACTGAGCCAACCTGGAAGTAGTTCGCCCAGCCGCGCAGCGCGCGGTTCAACTTGACCACCAGCTCTGTGGTCTCTTGCCATGCCCCGCTTCGGATCGTCAGCTCATGGATCGTCTCGATCATGCGCCGGATGCTTTTCTTCGATGGCCGTAACGCCAGGCGTGCCTGGCCGGTTCTCGGCGAATACATCCGTCCGAACGTGAACCCCAGGAAGTCGAACTCCCCTTCCGGAACCTTGCAGATCCGTGTCTTTTCCTCGTTGACCGTCAGCTTCAGCTTGCCCATGAGTTCGCGCATCCAGTGCAATGCCTCTTCAGCCTTGCCCCGTCGGCACAGGATCACGAGATCGTCGGCATAGGTCACGATCCGACTGCCGAGGCTGTGCCCCAGTCCGAGCTTCTCCCATCCCAGCACAAACCGGCGCATGTAGAGATTCGCCAGCAGCGGTGAGATTGGTGATCCCTGCGGAATGCCGCGGCCGTTGTCGCGGGCCTCGGTCGTGCGTCGTTTCCGTCCTCGGTCGTCGGTTTCCTCGACGGAGCACTCCAGCCACATCTTGATCAGATGCAGCACCCGCCGGTCGACAACCCGGCGCGCCACCGATTTCCTGAGTTCGGTATGGGGAATGCTCCCAAAGAAATCCGCGAGGTCGGCATCAACGACTTCCCGGTGTCCGCGAAACAGCAGTTCTTCCACCTCAACCGCCGCCTGCTGGGCGTTCCGCCCCGGCCGGTAAGCGTATTGTTCGGGTGGAAGGTCGGCTTCAAAGATCGGTTCCAGCACCAGCGTTGCCGCCGTCATGCAGACCCGATCCCGCATGGTCGAGATGCCCAGCGGCCTCAGTTTGCCGTTGGCCTTCGGTATAAACACTCGTCTGATTGGCTCCGGCCGGTAGGTCTCCTGCCTGAGCGCAAGCGCCAGTTCAGCGAGCCACCGCTCGACCCCATATGCCTCGATGTCCGCAAAATCCTGGCCGTCTATTCCCGGCGCGCCCTTGTTGGAGCGGCACTGGGCATAGGCATGCGCCAGAATGTCATCGCGGCTGATCTTGTCGTACAGGGCGTAGAAGCGATAGCCGGCCTCCGCCTTCGCTTTCGCGTGTAACGCCGTCTGCAGTTTCTGAACACTTTTCGGAGTTGCTAGGTTGCCCAATCTCCAGGTCCCTCACCACGTCTTGCGTCTGTCTTGAACTGAGGCCCCTTCCCTCCACCGGCATTACCCGGCTTCATCGGTACTGCGAACCTCTCCGCCACCCCAGCATGCCCAGACCGTCCCTCACGGGCGTCTGGTTGATCATCCCTGATCGCGCGTTGGGGTTTCCCGTGTTGCGTGCGCTTTCCTTGTGTACATGCTGCCGCCACTACCCCGGTGCAGCGGCTGGGCGTAGTCCTCGCTCGTCTCACCCTGCCGTGTCAGCCTTCCCCGGAAGGGTCACCGGGTCGGCCTGCACATCGTCCTTTTCGAGGCTTGCTCGGCGTTCACTCGCGTTGCGGCCTGCACACTCGCGCGGTCACCAATTCGTGACCCGCTATCCGAAGGCTTCAGACATTTCGTCTCCTCCATGCCTGCTCCGGTTGCTTCCGGCTGGAGCGAATCGCCGGGTGGGGCTTGCACCCACTGGAAAGCGCCGC